AAAATGAGAGAAGCAGAACGTAGAGAAGCTGCTGCTGTAGAATATGCTCAAGCGATAGAGAATAAAAGAAAGCTTGATCAGGAAAGATTTCAAAAAATTGATTCTGATTATGATAAGAAAGTTGAGGAGCATGTAAAAACTGGAATGGAATCTGCGCAGAAAAGTTTAGCGCAAGCCATTGAAGCAGGTGATGCAGCTGCTCAAGTCGAAGCAAATAAACGTATTGCCGAACTAGCGTTCGAAAATGCGAAAATACAACAAAGACAAGTTGTCCAGGAAGAGAAACCTGCACAGCTATCTGACGGTGGACAATTACCAAAACAAACTCCACAATCATTACCTGAAGCTGATCCTATGGCTGAAGATTGGGCTGCTAAAAACAAATGGTTCGGAACTAACCGAGCTATGACGTTTACAGCGTTCGAGATTCACAAAGATCTAGTGGAAAAAGAAGGTTATGATCCAAAAACAAATGAATACTATGAGGAAATTGACAAGCGTATAAGAGTTGACTTTCCAAGTAAATTTGATAATAGTGGAGATATACAAACGACTAGACCCGTTCAGTCGGTAGCTTCTGCAACAAGAAGTGCAAAAACTGGTCGCAAACAAATGAGACTCACATCATCTCAAGTAGCAATAGCTAAAAAATTAGGTGTGCCACTCGAAGAATATGCAAAACAATTAAAACTCACGAAGGAGGCATAAGCATATGACAAAAGACAAGAAAACAACTTCTCGTGCGGCTGTTACTCGGACAAAAACTGAACGTCCAAAGGAGTACAAGCCACCATCCTCTCTGGATGCACCCAAAGCGCCTGATGGCTTTAGGCACAGATGGATAAGAGCTGAATCTGTAGGATTCATAGATAGTAAAAACATTTATGGAAGACTCAGAGAAGGATATGAATTAGTGAGAGCTGATGAATATTCTGACACAGATTATCCGGTAGTTGCTGAAGGCAAATACGCTGGGGTGATTGGAGTAGGAGGCCTATTGTTGGCTAGGATACCCGAAGAACTCGCGAAAGCTCGTGTTGATTATCAGAAAAAATTAACTGAAGGTCAAGACGAAGCAGTTGAATCTGACTTACTTAGGGAACAACATAAGAGTATGCCGATCGATGTCGATCGACAGTCTCGTGTAACCTTCGGTGGTACAAAGAAAAGTTAATTTTTTAACTATTCTCGGGATAACAACCAATTCCCTACTATCGATTTAAATTAACCCGTCTATAGAGATATAGACAAAAGGAGTAATAACTATGGCTAATAGTAACACAGCTGGTTTTGGTTTGATTTCAGTGGGTACAGTTGGTGAAACACCTGCTACTCAGGGTCAAGGCAAATACTATATAGATGCTGGTATGACTGATGATTTATTTCAAGGTGCTTCTGTTCGAATGAAGGACGGATACATCGTGGAAGCTTCAAGCACTCGTACTTTTGCAACAATAGGTGTGTTTAACGGTATCTTCTACAATGCAGCTTCAACTTTGAAGCCAACGTGGGCGAACTGGTACAACCAACCTATTACTCCGGCTAACAGTGAAGATATTACATGTTTTGTAATAGACAATCCATTTCAACTCTTCGTTGGTTCAACATCTGCAGCAGTAACTCAGGCAAACGTCGGAAGAACTGTATCTTTTGCAGCAGCTGTCCCAACAGGAAATGAAACTTCTGGACAATGTACTAATACAATGGACATTGGTAACATCAACGATACCAACAATCAGTGGAGAATTATAAGAAACGCTGAGGATCCTGAAAACAACGACCAAACGGCAGCTTACTGCTCGATGGTTTTTGCTCAGAACCTTGGACAATACTTATTAAACTCGGCTACTGTCGGTAACGACTGGACAATATAGGAGCATATAGACATGGCAATATCAAGAGCACAGCTAGTTAAAGAACTAGAACCTGGTCTGAATGCACTATTCGGGCTGGAGTACAAACGGTATGACAATGAGTCTGCCGAAGTATACGTTACTGAATCAAGTGACAGAGCTTTCGAAGAGGAAGTTATGTTATCAGGATTCGCTAACGCTGATGTAAAAGCAGAAGGATCTGGCGTTTC